AATCACAGGTTTGTATTTAGTTTTTCCCTCTGATTTGTATGCGTGCAAGAATTGTTTTCTTGGTTGGTCAGTAGTATAGCTACAATGTATCCACCCACTGTTTGGCTCACCAGGAGTATAGAACTCCAATATTAATTGATCGTATTCTAGGTTTGCATGAATCCAGTCGGCTAATTCAGCATTGTCTGTGCCCATACATTCGAAATCGGCCGCCTCGGCTTTGGCATGTTGTGAATTTACAGAGCTGCCTATCTTAATACAAAGCTGTTCACTACGAAATCCTGACGTTACTTTTACTCTACCGAAGTGATCACGTACTGGCTGTAAAATATTTTCACAAAGTGCTTTTAGTTTTTCTATTTGCCCTGAGTTAGGGTTGTTATTGATATCCATTCTGATCGCTGTGTCAGATTTAATTAATTCTTGAAGGGTAAAATTACGACTTAAATTCATTGTATCATGTTCATGATCAAGGCAAGTATTATAGCTCCGCCTCCACCCATGATCATCTTCTCCATCCTTGATACACGTTCTTTGATTTCTTTTATTTGTTCAAAGGTTTGCTTTTGCATTATTCTGCAAAGCTTTTCGTGATCTTCAATTTTTTGTAATGCCGATTTTTTTGCCATTATGTTTTACTCGCTATTACTTGTTCTTCTGGTGATAATAACGCCTGTTCTGTTCGTGTCAAGTTAGTATTTGGATCCACATTCTGTGCTCTTGGTTGAACAACTGGCGTAGGTGTTTGTGGTAATGCAGCAGTATTACCTATATTCATTTCTCTCATTAAGCTTGGATATGTACCATCTAAATACAATCTATATAATTCTCGTATAACAGAATTAATCTGTCTAAATGTTTCGTTATTTAAAGGGTTTTGATAACCGTTAACTCTAGCATTTCTTATATACTCATCTATAAGTCCTTCAGGTAATTCAAACGGTTTAAATTTATTAGAACGTAATGCATTAAAATCTTTTCCTAAATTACGTCTATCAAATATAGTTCCTATTTGTTTATCGTTAAAACCTAAATCTTTCATAGCATTAATATCTTTTCTCATGTCTTGTTGTGCTTCAAACCATGATTGATTACCTCTTATCAAACCTTCTATAATATCTTTTGATTGTACATTACCTCTAGGTCTAGGTAAAAATTTTCTACTATCCCTAAGTGCTCCATTGTATGCTGATATTTTGTAACCAAGTGATTCTGGAAAATCAAACTTTTGATTTCTAAAACCAAAGAAACCACCAAGTTCACCACCAACTTGTAAGTCTCTTCCTGATTCTGGATCCTCACCAAATATAGCAGCTTGTCCTAATCTTTTTATTTGTGGATAAGATAACGGAGCTAATGCTTCAGCTAAATGTTTTAAACCTTTAAACATCTTATCACCTTCAGGATCTCTTGGGTTCCATATCTGTGAACCTGTATCTGTTCTGCCACCTCTTGCATATAAATCTTGTAATGCTTGGACCCAAATAGATTCACTTATAAATGGATCAACAAGTCTACCCACAGCTTTTATTGTGCCATCCACTAAACCTTTTATTAATGGTGCCTCGTCATTACCCTCAACGTTTGCAATAACTGACTGTATAGGATTAACGATAGTATCATACGCAAAACCATGACTAAAATCTGTGTAATAATAATTACCATCTTTATCTTTACTTGGTATGATTGTAGATTCTCTTGACCATTCAGGTAAGAATCTTCTCATCGCAGATAATTCATCTCTTGTAATACCGTACATGCCTCTAAACATTTCAACTACTGTTGGTGGTATAACTGTTACAGCTGTCCCAAAACCAAGTAATCTTCTTGCTCCAATACTTCTTAGTGCAGGGTCTTTTACTTCTCTAATACCTTGTTGAACAATGTTGTGTGATGTTCTAATTATTTCTGCAGGAAACGATACGAAGTTACCAAGAGGTGATCTACGTAAACCTTTAATAAAATCTGACACATAAGAATAGTTTGGTACAGTATTTCTAACAATACTTGCTGCTCTTTTTGCAAGTTCTAAATCAGGGACAGATCCTTTGTAAGCACCTTTTAAATTATCAAACTCTGCTAAGAAATTGTATATTTTATAGAAGTCATCCTCTGCAACGTACAAGTCTTGTGATGTTCTAAATACTTTATTTAATTTTTTACCTAATTTACCAAATACTCTTTCAATTACATCACCACCTTTTGCGATATCTTTTAATAATCCCTGTACGTCTTGAAACGTAGAACTAGAATTTACTACACCTTCTTCTAACATAAACTGGTAGAAAGCCTGGTCTTTTGGTTGATTCCTGTATAATAGTTGCGGCTGTATTGTATTAAATGATTGTTTAAAACTATCTAAAACGAATTTAGGATTTTTAAATAAATTACCTGTACCTAAACTAAATGCAACAGCACTAGTAAAGTTACGCATGTGTGTAAATGGACTTAAAACTGTTTTAGCAACTTGGGCTATCCCTTTTGGTATTGCAACTCCGTATCTATAAATATTTGTTTTCATCAATCCATCAAGAGGCATAGCTTCTGCAAATTTTATTGCAGCTTCATACTCTGATGATGTAAACTTACCATTTAACGGGTTAACATATGCTTCTTCACCTAGAGGTGATTTAATCTGCATACCATTTCTACTCATTGTATACCCAGGTCTATTAGGTAAATTTAATTGTGCTTGTGTTGGATTATCAAAAACAATTTTACCACTTTGCGCTATCTTGTTATAAAACTTATCTCTTGCACTAATTGCAGACATTGCTTGCATATTGTTTACAATAGTTCTTCTTGCATCTTTTATTTCACCGAATAATTCTCTAAATGCTTTGATATCTTTTTGACCTGTAATTAAATCTGTTGGTTCAAATTTGTTTGCTGATATTGCTTTAGATATATTTATTTCTTGTACAACTCCATCGTACATTGCACTTTTACTTTCAAACTTAAACACTGGAGACTTTGTTACAGGATCCATCTTTACGTTTTCTAAAACTTTATCTACATCCAACATAGCATCTTTTTCTGTGTAGTTTCTTACTCTATTATTCTTTGCATAATTCATAAACAATTGTGCAACAGCTTCTCTTTTTTCATCTGTTGGTATGTAGTTTGTAGTTTTATACAATTTACTGTTTTCAAATATTTTATAATCATTTGATAGTGTTGATTTTAATCTGTTACTAAAAAATTGTAATAACTCTGACTGATTTGATGCAGTTAAATTACCGCCTCCCACAAGATCAGATTCTAATCTGTTAAATGCTTTTTTAGAATTTGTAAGAGCTGTAACTAATTCTTCTTGTTGTTTCTTTGAAACTTTTATATTTTCCATTGATTTGTAAAAATCTTGTAACTTCTTTTTATCAAAGTTATTAAATATAACTTGATTATCTTTTATGGTATCTTTCCCTGATTTTAAAAGATTGTCCATCTGTGTTAGTAGTTCATCTTTATTTTTTATTTTGTCTGCTACAGGTGATGATTTGTTAAATATTTTTTTGAATGAATCATCTATGTCTTTTACTAAATCTTTAGCTACAATGGCTGCAGCACCTTCTTCACCTTCAACTCTCATTTGTCCTTCAAACAATTCTTGTGATTTTTTACTTCTAGGTCTGAAGTTTGATGCAAACTTATCAACTAATCTTTCAAACGTGTTGTTGCTAAATGCAAGTTCTTTACCTTTTTTAGCAAGCATACCTCCAACTTTTCCTACACCATACGCAACAGGAGATATCAAAACACCTTCACCAAAAAATTTAAATCTATTTTCTAGTCTTCTTATGGCATCATCGTCACTTTCATTTCTAATATCTCTGTCTAAGTTTGTGCCTTTTTCAAACAAATCACCAAATGTACCTATGTCTTCTACATCATAAACAAGAGATGCACCTGCTGCACCACCTGTTGATATTACACCGTATCTTGCATATCTAGACGCTCTATTTAATTTATTTGCTGCTTGTTGACCTTTTTGTAAATTTTTTGCAGTCTTACCTGTTAGTCCAACTCTTCTACCTTTTTGTATTGCACCAATAGTTTTTGTTGCGATCTGTCCAGCTATTTTAGCACCTCTTGCAGCTGGTATACCTACTTGAACTAATGCCTCTGTAATTCTTCCTGCTGCCGTGTCTCTTGCTTTATCTTCTAGACCTTGCATAACATCACCAACAACACTGTCATCAATAAATTTTTCTAATCTTGCTACAGCACCTTCATCTATTTTAACACCTTCACTGCTTACAGCATCGTACACTTCTGCTGCAACTGATGCTAAACCTACTGGAATTTTTATTAGTCCTGAACCTATACCTGCTGCTACTGACACAGCCAAGTTAGTTTCGTTTTCTGGCTCTTGTATGGCGTATCTATCGTACTTTTGTACCATAGCTGCCTCCCTATATCTTTATTTCGACTTCTACGAAACCTTGAGGGACTCCTTCGCTTGCCTCTGCTCCTGAGTCTCTTCTAAAATATTTTCTTCCTACTGGATCATAGTATACAACACCCTCTTGATAATCAGGTCTTTTAGGTTCCCAAAAAGGATTCTGTATATCAAAGTTAACATCTGGATTTGCTTTTTCTATTCTATTATAGTCAACATAAAACTCTGCTTGTCTGTCAGCTTCGATCGGTGATATTCTTAGAGTCTTTTGTAAATTATCAGATATTGTTGCAATTTCATTTTGTCTTTGTTCTCCTGGCATCATTTGAACACCAAACTCATCTTTTGTTAATAATCTTCTAATACCTTCGTTTACGTCATCATAATATCCAGCATCAACACCTTCTTGTGCTTTTTTCATTAAAGCAGATCTTTTATCTTCATCCAAATTTTTTAATAATTGTAATTCAATAGCTTCTTCTTGTGCTATATCACCTTGAACTGCAGCAAGTTTTACTTGTCTCTCTAATTCTTCTCTTTCCTCGTCAGCAGAAAATAGTTCACCAGATGGCCCTTTAGCAGCCTCTGCAGCTGTAGCTAATAAACCACCTCTTGGTGTTGCTGATGCAAGATTTAAACCAAAGTTAATTAAAAATTTAGATATGTCTTGGCCTTTATCTCTTTGTCCAATTGCTTCTAACATTCTTTCTTCTCTTGATAATTTTTTAATACTAGGTGTTCTGTTTTGATTTAGACCTATTTGTGGAACCGTCACTGATCCTTGATCCGTGGTCGGTTGTTTACCTGCATTCATTCTTTTAGGAAATCTATTGATAATGTCTAATGCACCTTGTGCAACGCTATCACCTGGTCCGTATGGAAAAAATTTATCACCTACAGTTGTACCCATTTTATATCCAGGTCTATCAAGTCCTGATGTAATACCAGTTCCTGTAGAACCACCCATTCTAAACATTGGTCTTTTTAATGTTCTATTCATTATGCGAAAGGTCGCCCTCCTAGATATCCATAAATACCAGCAAGTGTGGATCCGACCCCTAGTGCACTTTGTAATGGCGTAGGGTTAGGAACGTTTGTTGTAGCTGTTCCTGATCCTCTCATACCGCCCATGATTCCTGTTGTAATATCAGCGAATCTGTCTAGCTCTTCTTGTGGTTGATACGCTGCCATTCTTACACCTTCTCTTTGTGCATCTAGTTCAGCTTGTTTTTGTGCTTGGTTAATCGCGCCCAATTGACCTAAACGTGAAATATCTGTTCCTTGTAATCCAGGTAATGCTGATGCTATTCCCATCTGATTTGCAAAATTTTGTTGTGCAGCTGCTTGTGCTTGACCAAAACCTTGTTGTAATAGTCCTGCTTGCAACGCTGCTCTATTTCTGTCAGAGGCTGCCCCATACTCCGCCAAAGCAACTCCTTCCCGTCCTCCACCGAACGCCCCTGATGCTACTGCTTGGTCCCTAATCGTTTGTTGTTTAGCTTGCGCTTGTCTATCAAAGTCAGCTAATGTTGTATCAATAACTTGTTGTTGATACGGTGACATGAATTGTTGAAATGCTTGTGGACCTGTTGAAGCTTGTGCAGCTTGTAAGAATGGTTGAAAAGAACCTAAACCTGCTATTGCTCTTTGTTGAGCTGCTTGTTGTAATACATCTTGACCTGCAACTTGTGGTGCAAGTCCTGCTAAATTTTGTTGTCTTAATGTAAATGCTTGTGCTGCTTGTTGTCTTGCTTTAAAACCTTCTGCAGTTTCACCTGGTTGTTGAGAGATACCTGTAATACCAGTTGTTACAACAGGTACTTTTTGTAAACCTACAGCTTGTTCGGCTAATTGTTTACCTATATCTTCTACAAAAGGTGCTGGTCTTGATATCGTAGTTTCTGTTGCCATTATAAGACTTCTCCTAATCTTTGTGATGTTTGAAACATTTTTCTAGCGCCCTCCAAACCTTGTGATTCTTCGGATACGTCGCCTCCATCTTCGAGGTTTTTCATCATGTTATACATGACTTCTGCGCCTTTGTCCACATCTCCATCACCTGCATTTCTAACAGCTTCAGCTGTAAATACAAACTCATTCTTAGATAGTCTAGCAGGGACATCATCTGCTTTTTCCATTCTACCTATTGGCACAAAACCACCTTCAGCTCTTAAATCCATCTCTTGTCCACCCATATCTAATAGCGGCATAGTTTTTTTAGCTACGGGTTCTTTTTCTGTAGAACCACCGTCAGCAAAACTAAATTCAGAACCAGCTATTCTACGATTTAAAGGTGCGTTAGGGTTTAACGCATTTTGTCTATAATATTCTTCTATATCAAACTTATCTTCTTTTTGACCCATTAATAATGGTAATAAAGATGCACCACCTATTATAGATGCGATACCTTTACCTGATAAATTACCTAATCCAAAACCTTTTGCTGCATCTTTTAAAAAGAAATTTTTCATTCCTGCACCTTTTAAAAAACCAGAGCCTGCTAAACCTTTAAAAGGTCCTAAACCAAAACCATATCCACCTGCAGCTGCTGCAAGTGCTATTTTACCTAGTGGTGATTTAGCAACTTTTTTAATACCACGTGTTATACCTTTCAATCCTTTTTTAACTCCTTTTACAATACCACCTAAAAACAGTTCTTGTCTTGCAAGATTTGCTATACCACCATCAGCAGCAAAGAAAGTCGGATCAAACTGTGATCCTAAGATACGAGTAGATAGTATCTGTCTTGGATCTTCTGGAGTTGGTGTTGTTGGTGTTGTTGGTAAAATAGGTAATATTGGATCTGGTCCTCCATCGTCTTGTCTCATTATTGGATTACCATATGCATCAATGTCTCCTCCCATTCTTCTATCCATGTAATCACCATAAACTTCTTGCATCTCTGTTGGAGATAAAAATTTAAACATTTCAGGTGTAACTCTTTGACCTTTGTATGTAAATTTACCAGCACCTAAAACATCGTCGGTAAAAAAATCTTTTGTTTTTCTAGATCCTTTTTTTAAAGGACCTTCAAATAATTTTAAACCCATACCTAACAATCCTGGGAGATCGGGTGTATCAAACTTTTCTTTAAATGCTTCCATCTCTGCACCAGAAAATTTATCTGATTTTTCAAAAAGACTAGCAACAGACTCTGGTAAACCACCATAAAGAGATGAACTAGTTAATTCAGGATCTGTAAAACCTTCTTCATCATACAATCCAGCAGCTTTTAAATCTGCTAATTCAGTATCTGTTAGTCCAAAAGGATTTTTAGTTTTACGAGCCAACACATCTTGAATTCTTTGTTGACGTCTTTTTTTATCCTCTGCAAGTTTTTTACGCATTTCTTTTCTTGTTGCTTTTGCATCAGCTTTAAATTTTTTTTCTATTTCTTTTTGTTTTTTATCCGCTTCTCTTTTTTTTCTGTTTACCTCATATTCTTTTCTAGCTGCTACATCGTCTGGTCTTGTGCTATCTCTATAATCACCTGTTCCAGTATCTCTTCTTCCTGATACATCAGAACCAGCTTCTCCATAACTTCCACCTGGTCCACCGAAAGATCCAGGACTTGTATCTACTTGTCCAGTTGGTGAACCAAAGTCACCTTCCAAAGAAGGTATACCACCAGGTCCTCTATTTGGTTTACCATCTAATGATCCATATAAATTTAAATCTATAAGTATATCTTGTTCTTCAGGTGTAATGTAAGCTAGTTTTGCTGTAGGTGTAGTAGGTGATGATTTAGCTATCTTTGGCACAGTTACCATTTCAGATGGCATGTAGTTCATAACTCCTGCTTGTTCTACAGGTTTCTTACTACCTTTTTTGTACATCTGTCTTGCTTGTTGAGTTCTTGTAATCGCCATCGTTCTAGTATACTATAATTTTGTATCTCCTCCAAGTGGTAAAGCTTCTACAGTTACCTTAACATCTCTTTTAATATCGTCAGCTACAGTCTCTGTTTCAGGGTTTTGTACGTCTTGCATAGCCTCTGCGTCTGAGTTATACTCTTGTCCTGTTTTCATATTAGTTAATGTAACCTCTGTTTGTGGTGTAATAATCTTAACTGGTTTACCATTTATTACTTCTATTCTGTACGATGCTTCTGTTTCTATAAATGACATATTAATCCCTGTTTATCTCCAATAATGATACAACCATATGCAGCCTATCGGCTGTAGCAACTTGTGCTTTTAATATTTCACTTTCCTGCAGTATGATTGGTTGAGTTATTAATTCAACAGTTGCTTTTGCAGAAATAGCTTTATCTTTAAATACACTAAACACAGCAGCAGATGCATCTGTTATTGTAACAGAAATACTGTCTGCGTTGTTAGAGTCTTCTGATACTACCATATTTTTTATAATAGCTCTAGAGCCAGCTGGCACCGTATAAACTGTAGTATTATCAGTGGTAGTAAAATCTACCTTTGCATTTTTGTATATATTAGCCACCTATAAACCAAGAGAATCTCTCTTGCTCCTGTTTCACTTCATCTAAAAATGTAGAATTTAATTGATCCTTCATAATAGTTAAAGCTCTGTTAATTTGTTTTTGGTTAGACACATCGTATTCTGTTTTTGGTTCTGGTATTCTTATATTAATCTTTGTCATTATCTTTTACCATCTGCTTGTAAATCAAGTCTTAAAGTTCCAAATCTCCATTCTTCTCCAGAACTATCATTTTCTATTTTAACATTTACAAACCTACCTCTAGCTCTTGTATCTTTTTTAAGAGTTGAAGATGTGACTGTAAACGGACTTAATGAAGTTGTTGTATCAGATTGTTGCGGATATCTTTTTACACCTAGACTTACTTTTGCATTACCTGTTAGTGTTTTAAAATCAGGTACAAATCTTCTCATTGCTAAAAATACATCACCTGCTAGTTTTAATCCAATCTCTCTATTATCTTTATTTCTTTGACTCTGTTGTAAATCAATATCGTATGATTTTACAAAAGATGTAACTGTTGTTGTAGATCCATCTTCATTAACTTGATCTGTACCAACTTCGTGTTCAAAGAATTTAGTTTGACCTAAACCATCTTGACCAACTACTGCTGGAAACGTACCATTACTTGATGCATCATATTTAGTTGCAAAAGGTTTTGGATATACAATTGCATCAATCCAACTTGTTCTTGCTTCAGTGCCCGTGTACCAAACACCGTTTCTCATTGGCTCACCATAATTAAATACAACATACTTATCATTATAACTTGCACTTGATGATGGATAGTACCAAATAACTTCTGTAAACAAATTATTAATACCTGCCATAACTTGTTGTCCTTTTGTAGTATCAAAATTATCATAAACAAAATCTTCTACACTACATGGCAGTGATTTAACTGTACCATCAAACATAAAGAAACCATTTGCAGATAACCAGAACGCAGCTCCATCTACTTCAACAACTGCATTCTTACCAATCAATCCACAGTTCGTACCAACTTGTTCAAAACTAAATGTAAAAGGTGCGCCTACAAATTTCATTGTGTACAATGCATTATCTGTAAATACTAAAATTGTTTCTTTTGCTTTGATAGCACCAACTATTTTTGTACCATCTTGCAATCTAAAATCACCTGCAGTATTAATAGCAGTTGCTGCATAATCATTAATATCTTCTTGATCTGAAAATCTAATAAACATATCGTCTTGTGTTGTCGTATCTCCAATAGTTGTTTCAGTTCCAAAATGACATAAATGTCTAGTTGTTGGTGACACTAAAGTTAATCTTGATGCAGTTGGATTTGATGATGTGGAAAAACCAGATGTAGATGTAGATGCTCTTGTAGTCAAAGGTGTTGCTGCACCTGCGTTCCATGTAAATGTTTTACCATTTGCAATAGTTGCAATTAATACTTGACCAAAGTTATCTAGACTCCAAAGACCTGGTTCAAGAGTTACTTCTGATGCTAATACACCTTCACCCCAATCAGAAAAATTTGTAGCGTCTACAACTGATGTGCCATCAGCATGAGCTGCTTTACTTGTTCCATCAACTTCTCTTGTAATTGTTGTTAAGTTTGGTGACGATACACCTGTGTATGAAATTAATTCGTTCTCTACTAATATTCTACCTGCAGCACTAAAGTTTGTTGTTGCATCTAATGTAATTGAAGTTCCTGATCCACCTGTACCAGCGGTGTCATTTAACAACGCTCCATCTAAATTAGATGTTGCAGCTCCAGGAACTGATCCGTTCCATTGTGATATACCAAAACCATAACCATAAGATTGTGCAGCTGGACCCACTTTCTCATAAGGCTTGACTGCAATACTTCCACCTGTTGATACAGTTGCACCAGCATTAGAACTTTGTGTAATTGTAAAAGTTGTTGGTGTTGGAACTGATGTCACTTGAAATAATTTATCTTCAAAGTCTGATGCATTAAAACCTGTACCACCTGGTAATGTTACACTATCAAATAAAACAATATCTCCAGGTTCTAAGTTATGTGATGTAGAAGTTGTTATTGTACAAACAGGATTGTTGTTAACTGTTGCAATTGTAGAAGAACTTAATGTAGATTTTAAAGGTGTGATGTCGTGTAACTGTCCTTCAAAATATAAAAGTAAAAACTTATCTGTTCCAATTGCAACGTATCTATTACCATTTAAATCAACGAAAGCATGAAGTTTTCTTGCAACACCTGTAATACTATCTGATATTAGAGAGGACCAGCCGCCTACTTTTTCTGGTAGACCATATCTAAATCTAACATTGTCAGAGTCTATCCATCTGTTCTCCGCACCTGCAGTTGTATCTTGCTTGTCAATTCCAGGTAAGAAATTATATTCAATAAGGGCCATGATCCGTGCTCCTTATGCCGTGTTAGTCTTAAATGCCCAGCCTCTTGTTGCGTCTACATACACTA